TTATGTAATCTTTAGCGTCTGGTGTGTAGAAAGCCTTTGCATAAGGTCTTGTGTCATAACCGACTTGATCATATAACACAGTTGACTCTGTGGAATAACTGGCCGGAGTTATCATGTCATCAACGTCTGTCAATGTTATTGAATCTCCAACACCCTCAACGTAGTATTCCCTGTCCTGATAATCTGATCCCACCAGGCTGGTCGGAAACTTGATCTTCATGCCATTTGAAAGATCCAAAGTTCTCAGACTGTAATTTTTTGCACCTATTATGTCATCGGCAGGATTGATTGCTGTTGTTGACGTGATAGTTTTTATTTGTAAGATACCATACATGGCATCATGATTACCACACTGATAGTAAAGTATATCCGGTGCTCCCGTAGGCACTGTAAAAGTCACTGTCCCTGTGTCTGCGCCAGCATTGGTCACACCTGATGTGTAAAATAAATTTGTCGACCCGTCCTTGTATGGCTCAGTCATTATGTAGAACGGATGTCCTTCTGCGTTTACATTAAATTTGTATGTGTTGCCTCTGTACAGTGTCAATATAGGATTGTTTTCATTCTCCCTGTGTGAGAAGTTGTAGGCACCTTTTGCCAAGTTCTTCACTGAATATTCCGCCACTGCATTTGGTCCTACGGAATCTATTTCTATGGATCCCGGTCCTTCAGGTATCCAGTAATACTCTCTGTAATTGATCAGTTTGTCGTAGTCAATCGCAGGATTCCAACTGTATATTTTTTCTTTGTTCAGTCTGTCGTGATTATTGATCTTCCCACCAAAGTACTTGATCTGGTTGATGTAATCGTCATATGTGCCTGTAAACTTGACCTGGTCCTCTGGGTTGACTGATGTTGTGTCTCTGTTTGTGTATGTTACTGCTGGTTCCAGTTGGTATGCATACCTATCCCTGTTGGATGCAGAAACATATCTGTCTGTGACTTGCCTTGTGTATGCGTCTTGTCTACCTATGAATCCGTCTAGTCTTTCGAGTGCACCTTTCTGCACTAAAGGATCTACGGTGCTGGAAAGGAACCTCTGGTTTGTGTCTGTTCTGTAGAATGCAGGTAGATGTTGTACAGTTCTCCTGTACTCGTTGTTTCCCTGTTTGACAACTTCGTTATTGGATAATGCGTTTGTTGTGTTATCTGCCATTAGTATCCTGATCCACTACTGCCGGTGCTTGAACTTGAACCGGACGTTGTTGTAGTAGAGCCTGATACTGCTGATCCTGATGTAGTATTGTTCGTGGCAGTTGATGTTGATGTCACAACTGTGCCGGATGCCGCCAATTGGTTGGCCCCCAATGCACTTATGATTGTTACATCACCAACGGTGGCCCCACTGATGAAAATTTCGTCTGACGCTGAATCTATCTGGAACAGAGACCCAAAACCCTGTCCTGATTGGTTAGGAACTATCACTGCTGTCAACAGATCCGGAGCCAATTGATTGTGTATGTAAGCGGCTAATTCTGTAAAGTAAAATGTATCTCCAAAATCCCAGTTGTCCAGTGCAAAGAATTCGTTTATCGCCGCAATCACTCTTGTCTTTATTACTGCGTCTGTCACATTGGTTTTAGGGTTCTTGACCACTTTGAATGTGGCCTGTAATTCCTCGGCCGCGTTGCTACCAAAAAGTATCTTGTACTTGACTGGATGGTAAACAATCTGATCTGATAAAGATTTTAATGGGTTTAATACTCCGGAATAGGCAATCCTCAATTGGTCTGAAGTAGATGTTGTGGGTCTGACCCCTCCATCCTGCAACCAGATCCTGTAAAGGTTATCATAAGTTCTCTCCAGCATGTATACGTCTACAATGTTAGATACGCTAGGATCTATCCTTGTTTCCTGTCCTGCGTTGTGCTTGTATTGGAAATTGATAGACCTTCTGCCCCTTCTAGCCAAGTAATCTGTCGTAATCGAAAGTGTGTTGGTTTCCGAACTGTATTTTTTAATAACATCCTCATCAGATGCGTAAAAGTAAAACAACTGATTATCTGTGTATGAACCAGTGTTTAAATTTATATCAGATTCCTTTTCCGATACTATGAAATTAGATGTGGCGTAAGGTCTATGCCTTTCAATGTTGTCATATGAGATATACTTCTCAAAAAATACAAATTTTGTAGACATGGACAGTGTCGGTTCAACAATAATGTCAAATATATCTGGATTGTCAACTACCCCGTCATCATCATCGTCGTAGAATCCCACTTTGACCTTCCTGTTGTCTTGGTATCCATCTGCTTCCTTCACTGTGTCTGTTACCTGCCACGTGATCGGGTAACCTATGCTGTTGCCTGTAGATATTAATGAATTAGTTTTTAGTACTTTTACTGTGTCCTTAACGCTCTTTCCTGTCTTGTAATCATAAATTTTTTCTTCAGTGTCATAATGAAACTTGTTCTGTGACTCAGACTCAAATATGTAATCCAACTTCCTATATGTCACTGTGTACGTGTTTCCGTCATTGGCGAACTTGAACCACCAACTGGCATCTAGATTAGTTCCTGCTGTATTACCTGTATTGTCAAGGCTAAAAACAGATGAAGTGCTTAAATTTGTTGATGTAATAACTTTCCATGTTTCCGAATCAATGTCGTATCTTAAACCGAACTCTTCGAATTGTTCTATTCTGTCCAGCATGTTCAACTCTAGGTCTTGTGCGAATGAAGTTGTAAAATTTGGTATCACTGCACCGACAACAGCACCGTTAGGTATCACGCTACTTAAAGTCACGGGTCCAACGCCCGACTCAAGGTTACCTACACCACTGTTTGCACCATCATTTACTACTGCACCTATCTTGGCCCACTTCCTGTCTTGGGCGTCATCCGTTCCTGCCGTGACCAAAGAATCATTCAGGAAACCCCTTGTGTCTGGTGAAGTGAATTTAACCAATGCACCCGGCTTTGCGAATTTGAGGTTGGAAGTTGCAAAATCACCAACCGATAAAGCACCCGAAGATGTAAAATATCCTGTGTTAGTGTTCGTGGATGTGGTAGTCGAATTCCATGTTGCAGTCAATGTGCTGAGATCTTTCGTACCATATTTGAAATAGTAGAAGTGCCTAGAATATGCCTGTTTCAATTTAGACTCTATAGATCTGTCAAATACTGATTGTATGTCGTTTCTGTTGTTGAATGTGAAAGTAAACTGTTGTGTAGACTCTTCTCTGTACAATATTCCATCATCAGCGAAAACGCTAACATTTGAATATGCACCTGACGGGTCTAGTATCTCCTTGGCCCTCGAAATTCCTGATGCTGACCTGTTAACAGATCTAACTTTTACTATCTCCTGTGATGCTGATAGAGGTACCACTTGATAGTCCTCTGCTGTGATCATCCTGTTCTGTGAGTAGTATACCTGTGAGGCTTTTTCCTTTATCGACTCGTTGGATTCAGCGGCCGCCGAATTGTAAACCGACTGTTTAAGTCCGACCGATATTGCTAGTGTCTGTTGCGATCCGTTGTTGTCTGTGTAAGGAACAGCAAAAGAAATGTTCTGCATGTCTGCCGGTGTTATGGCATATTTCACGTTGTCACTTATCCTATGATAAGTTCTGAAAGGTCCCAAAGGTAAGTTAGAGAAGTTGCCATCTCCAAATACTAGATCTATCTTATCATCAGATTTAGTAACAATATTATAAATGTTTCTTTCTGTGCCTGATAAAGAATTGTAAATCGCATTGTTCCCAGACAGTGAAGGTACCTGTGTCCATTTCTCTGCTATCTGTCCGAACTGATTTAGTTTGTACAGCCATACATCCGAGTCATTGATGTTGCTGGTTGCTATCGATCTAATGTAATTTGTAATTGCTGTGTCTACCGTGAAGTCTGAGTACTGCATCGTGCCTTGCTTGAATAAGAAAAAGAATCCTGTATTGTTGGAACTGTCTCCGCCTCCGTCAGTCCTGTACGTGTAAGTTAAACCTGTGCCCGGGACAGGATCCGATTCATATATTGAATCAGAATTGTTTATGGTGCTTGGTACTATTTCAAACTGTCTTGATATCCCACCAACTGACTTGACATACTTGAATAAAGGTAGATCGACTTGGTTAGAACTTAATGTGTACACTTCTGTGTCTATTCCACCTATTTGTCCTGCCTCCCTTGGGTTTCCAAACAGTTGTCCTGTTTGGTTTGCGGCGTTCAATATCGCAATAAACTGTTCTCTGTAATTGCTGTTTGCAGAGTCATTCCAGATAACGGTTTGGTTCGATATGTTTGTTCCTGAACTGTCTACCACGTCCTGTGTTGTAGACATAGAATTAATTTTCAAAAGCCCTGTTGCTGGCCTGTTTCTTTTGGCGTTGTAATTGATAAGACGTGCAAGTCTTAGTACCGAGTCTCTTCTTTCTGCTGTTTCTAAGAAGTTTTCCCTGGCATTTAGATCAACCCTGAAACTCAACGCCTGTGCTATGTAGGCGATTAGATCTATGAGTGCAACGTACTCAGAACTCTCCACGAAATCGTTGAAATCATCTGGGTAGTTCTCACGCAGATATGCCACCATTGTTCTACGTAGAGTTTCAAAATCGTATGATTTGAAATCTGCCTGTTGGAATGACTGGTAGATCTTCTGCCAATCTTCCGCTACTAGTAATCTGTTCTGTCTGTCTGTTGTGGCCATAGTATATACAACGATATTTATGTGTTAGGAAATATGCGTATATTAAGATAGGCGTAGCAACGAGTTTTCATCGAAATTAAAGTTTAATTTCTCTGTGATATTCAACGGAACATACCTAATAGTTGCTTGTATTGATATGCCTTGCTCTGCTTCAGATACTAATATATCTTCTGTTGCTATACGTGGATCTGCATTGAGATTGGCCGTTACATCCTCTATGATGGCTTCTTTTAGAGCCTCTGTGAATGGTTCGAATATGGCATCATATATTATTGTGCCAAATTCTGGATTCTCAACACGCTCGCCTTTACGAATAGAGAGTCTGTTGATCAGGTCCTGTTTGGCAACTTCGAAGTCATACAACTTGAAGTTCTTCTTGTCAGCACGACTGCTGAATCCTTTAAAGGAAACTTGATTATCTGACTGAGCGCCTGAACCACCGCCTCCTGAACCACCGTATGCCATTAATGTAACCTCCTAAATTCCACATCCACCTTGCTGTAATCCACAGCATAATAACCAGTGTCTGTCATGTGCCTTGCCCATGGAACTTCCTGTGCCATCACTCCCATGTACCTGCCAGGCAGTTGTTTGTATTTAAATGAATAAACGTTTATTCCCGCTGGCGACTTGCCAACAAATCTTATTTCCTCTTTCAGTCTTTCGTCACTGAAACTGAATCCTGAACTGAAGAAACTACCAACAGATGATGCCACTGAACTTATCGTTGCTCCTCCTAGGAACTGTGGCAATTTGGTTGCTCCTATCTTGAGTCCTAGACTGCTGGCCGAGTTCAAGCCTCCGACACGTGCCAACTGCCTTGCACCCATGCCGCCGCTCATAAATCCTGTTAGGAAGGACGATGCCTGCCCTTTTATGGCCGATATTGCCGTCGACGTGACTGCGGATGTGACCTGTCCTCCTATCACGTTCTTGAACACATTGGTGGCCGCCTTGAGATCACCTATTGATGCAAGGTTGGCTATGTTGATGTTGCCTGCGACACCTGATATGTCTATGCCACCTATGCTTGTTGGAAGAGATCCTCTTTGGAATATTGTGTTTCCAAACTTGTCCACTCCTATTGCTTTCTTTGTCAGGTTTCCAAAACCTTTCTTGAAGGCGTTGCTGGCCACGTTGGACAGTGCCTTGGACCCTATATCTGTTGCGAATCCCTTGGCGTTTCCCGCCGCAAGTTTTGAGAAGTCTGCTCCACCGCCCAATGCGAAAAGTTCGCCTGCTTGGTTCACAAAAACGTTATCCTTAAACATGGCAACCGCTTCTGATCCTGATACTGTGCTGATAACCTGGTCTGCCAGTTTCTTCGTTGTGTTGTTGATGACATCACTTGTTTTTTCTGACACATCAAAACTCCCGAGCTTACTGCTGATGCTGTCTGCTATGTCCCATTTGCCTTTTGCTAAATTTGTTACATTAAACATCTTGTCATAATCTTTTCCCAGATCTGCCATTATCTTTCTGGCGTCGGTACCGCTGGTAGACGTTCCCATCTTGTCCCTAAGGACTCTTTCAGCGTCTGCTTGGAACTGACCAAGCCTGATACTTTCTACTTTGGATAGACGATTTCTCTGTTCCATGTACTCGACTGTGCCTGGTGTTGTGGACAATTTGTACCACTGTTTTGTGTCCATCTGGTCGTCTGTTGGATCAAGACTTGGTAGTGCACCGTCTGTTGAGAATCCTTTGAATCTAGGCACCGGTTCGTGCGTGATGAATCTGTGTACAGTTGTTTTGGTCTGTTTAGTGAATGATCCCAATGGCTCTATTCCTTTCTTGGCTAGTTCCACGTCTCCCTCTAGTCTAGGCTCCATGCCAACCTCGGATGGTTTCAACCACTTAGGTCCCCATTGGGGACTGGCCTGAATTGAATTGAAATGTACCTGTGCACCGGCTAGGTGTATTTGTCCTCCGGCTCCCACTAGCACCTGACCGTCTGTGTATGAGAACATACCACCTTTGGCGTATGTGGAAATCTGTCCCTCTTGGGAACTTGTGAACACACCCTTGTCCGCCATTGTCTGCAGGTAGTCCGTTGAAATTAATATCTGTCCTGGTTGTCTAGGAATTGATACATCGGCTGTGGACTTCTGTCCTTTCTTGACCGATATGTCATCTGGCTTGTAATACACGTCATCCGATCCTGGTGCTGACATACGTATACTTTGACCGGCGTGCATGTTGATGTTGGCGTCGGCATGTAGATTGAAGTCACCCTGTGTCCTCATGTTGATGCCTCCAACACCTGAGAATATGTCTATCCTGCCGTCCTTGTTCATCTCTATCCAGGCGTTACCTGATGCGTTTGCTATGTACACTATTCCTTCCGAGTCGTGCATCAGCAACTGGTGTCCTGATGACGTACGTAATCTTGTCAGTTGGTTCGTTCCGTCCTCTGCACCATCGTCCATGACGAAAGTGTGTCCGGCCAACCTGTCCACTATTGCTTCTTCTTCTGAGTCGTTTGCTCCAACCTTGGTTGGTGTCGCGCCAGGGTTGAGTCTACCTGGTGTGCTCATACCGAAAACCTGGCTAGGTGATTCTCTCTGTGCGGATGATGTTGTGTTTCCTCTGATGTTGTCTGCACTCAGACCTTGCGTCATCAATGTGTCTGCAAGTGGGTGTACAGGTTTGTCCTTTGTGGTGTAATTCTCATTGGTGACCTCGGAAAACCTGTTGACCTCACCGGCCGGTAAGTTGGTTGATCCGTATTCTTCTTGGGTGTTTCCTCCCAGCTCATCTGTTACCTTGTGGGAAGACGCTATACCTGGTGTCATGTGATTGGTCAGTGGTTCCTGCACACAACCTATCCAGAATGCTTCCTCCATCTTGCCCTCTGCAAATATTACTAGTACCCTGGTCTCAAGGTCGGGCGGTACTGCCCAGAACCCGTATGAGAACTGTGAATCTGTGTGTTTCTTGCCTGGCTTGACGTGCCTCAAACCTTTGTTTCCATAGAATGGAGATAGGTAGTCACAGTCTATCAGTCCATCAAAATCAGTACTGACATTCCCTTTAAGAGACGGTATGAACACCTTGAGTCTACCCGCCCTCAAAGGATCGCTGTTGGCCTTGACTATTCCCACATATGGGCCCGGTGACAGTGATCCCCAGTCCTCGTTGGTTTTGGGTGCCTTGGGTGTTGAAGCGTCACCTTTTAGATAGTCGTGTAGTCCTGCAACCATTATCCTAATCTTCCTATATTAAATTTTGCTTTTAAAAGTGCTATCTTGCCTTCTACGTACGAGCTGAACTTGTCTTTTACTAGGGATACCTCGTTGACATACTCACCTGTCTCAATCAAACCGCCACCGATGTGAGGACCATAGTTGTTGTGAATGTTGAATTTGACATATTTTTTCGCTTGAGGCACATATGGTTGTTTACCCTGATTGTGGAATCTAGTCATCATCAATGTCTGCAGGAACTTGCCATCGTCGAACGTGTTGGTAATTTGATGAACCCTATAGAAGCCAGAGAACGCTATCTGCTCGTCCTTGCCGAGTTCGTACGTTCCAGTCGCATCGTTGATGTCTGTTGGAGTACGGAAGTTGAGTTTGACTACCACGTCTCCGTTCCCCATGTTGTAGTTGCCGAATATCTCATTCCATATCATTCTTACATTTTCTCCACCAGCCAGTGTTGCTCTATTCTCTGCTAGAGTGTTCCTCTCTGCTGTCGTTGGTATAAACTGTGTCTGTCCTAGGAAAGACGGATCGCCCAGTATGGTCATGTTGATCACTACCATGTCCGCTTGAGGGTTTGACAGTGCGTCAAGTCGCTGATCTAACGCTGTGGTTGATCCTTTGTTTACTCCTGCTGAGACACTTTTAATACTTGATGGCTCCGATTGATGTAAAAATCTATCCTGAAAAGGATTGAAAGTGCTTGGCTCTCTTTTTTCTACAGACGCACCTTCTGTGTCTTCCTTTGAAAAGCCATCTCCTGATCCTTTGCCCTCTACGTCTTTCAGTTTTGACTGGAAATAGGCCACCTTGTACTTGATGTCGAGATCCAGTATGTCCACGTTATCACCTGTGAATATGTAATTGAATTCTTTTTTAACATAGGGACCGAAATACGTACCTGTACTTGTTCCAGGATCCGCTAGTGCATAGGCGTGAACCCTGTAGGGTTTTATCTCAAATTTAATTTTCCTTGGATGTTTCGCCCTGATACGGTCAAACTGGTCTGAATCTGGAACCACACTCGAGTGTATCATGAAATAGTCGAAATACATGTCGTCGCCGCTAGGGGCCTCTATCCTTTTTTTGAACTCCTCCACTGTCTCATTGTCTGTGAACTTCTTCAGTCCCTTCATCAGTTCCGTCATTATGGTCAACAGGTTGTCGTTGGTCTTAACCTGTGCGGCCCTCAGGTGGGCTGGCTTCCCAGGCTGTTTAGAAGTTGGCCCAACTGGGATGTCTGATGTTTTTGGGTCCGAGAACACAGTCTCGTTTGCGAAATCTTTGTGTACGACTATCTCGTAGTGATCTGCAACTTCGGCCACCTTTTGATCTACGTCGTCTTTTGCCTGCTTGTTCATTAACTCGGCCAGGCTGTCCATTGTCTCCTGCATGTTTTTGCCTCGCTTCACTGTGCCTGCTGTTCTAAGGTACACGTGGTGATTCAGGAATCCATGCTCGTTGTAGGGTATCGCTGTCACTGTATAAGTTGTGCTACCTTGGTTCACGTCCAACTCCATGTTTGTGATCTTGATCGGTATCCTCCTTGTCATATTCTGCTGGTCTTTGGTGGTTACCACGTTGCCGAGCTCATCAAACCCCCTGAACTCCATTGAAAGCATGTATGGTGCACTGATGTGATCCAGGTAATTGCAGTTTGCGGCCGCTCCACGCATCTTGTCAAGTAAAGTGATGCCCATGGGCTCTGTGATGACCATGTCTATCTTGGTCACTGATGTGCTTCTTCGTTGTTCGTTCAGGCCTGGAACATTCATCATTTCTACCTTATTGAAGTAAAGGTCACGTCCCCCTTTTAAATTCTCACGTGCCTCACTGAGTGCCTGCTGTCCTAACTCAGACTTTATTGTTCCTTGATTCGCTGAACTTAGGTTATCTGTTGGTGCCGGATCGCCTATCCCTCCACTCCTTGCTATTATGTCGTGTGGTGCACTTTTTAAAAATAAATTAGGATTCTCCAACTCCCCCTGTGTCAGAGCACTGAGGGTGAAAAGGGTAGTATAACTGGCATACTTGAAAAGTGCATTTGGTACTATGTTCTCCTGGAGAGGAGCCTGGGTTGTCTTGTCCTGTGAAACAGATCCGTCGTAACCGTATGCCTCTCCCTCATAATCAAAACTGCTGTTATCTTTAGGACCACTCACTCCAAGCATGTCGGGTCTTCTGTTGTCGTTGACACGCCCTAGATCCTGTTTGTTTATATTTTTATTGCCGCTGAATCTTGTCTTGAAATTGCCAGAGTTTTTTGTATAAGGACCGTAATTTTTCGATGGTCTTTTAGTGGATTTTTGATAACTTTTTCTGGCCTGGGCAACAGGGCCGTCATAGTCGTAGGAATCTTCTTCTATGATGTTGTTGTCTTTGTCGTAAACTATCTTATTATAAACTTTCATTAGTTTATATTCCTAAATCTTTGAGAACGTTTTCTTTTTTTGGCAGTTTGATCGTCACTCCCGGTTTGAAATCGTATATAGGATCCTCTATTTGATCTGGATTACGCTGTGTGAACACCCACCATAGTCTAGGTGTACCATAAAGGTCGTAAGCAAGGAGATCTGGTCTGTATGCGTAAGTTCTCTCTATTGTGTAGCTCTGGTCATCGTCTTCCACTGTCAAAGTTCTTGGCTTCAACACATCTAGGTATGTTGATTTCAAATCTGTTTCGAAGTACGGAGAAGTGTTTGAATATTTCGTCATTAGATAAATCCTACCTCGTTGTCTCCCTTGCCGTTCAACTCTCCCCTGACGAATCTCTTCATTGAGAAGTTCTTCATGGAATCTCTGCTGTATATAGGTGTCACCAACACAGATATATTTGAAATTGTGGGTGCCCATGTTTGACTTTCTTCAAGTTCTGCTAACCCCATTTTATCTCTGGTTCTTGATGTCTGATAACTGGATTCGTTCTGACTGGTAGATATGTAATCTATTCCCTGTCGCAATTCAACGTTGAAACTGTTTAGTACCACCGGTACCTTGTTGAACATGTGGTCACCATATCCATATAGATGTAATATCGGTGGTGGACTTCCTTTCAACCCAGTGCCGCCGTCTTGGCCGAAAAACATTTTAGTGGCCGTTCTTAAAAAATTTACCGTTGCAACCCAGTGCTGGGCATCTTGGTAGTTTTGTACTGGAAACTCTCCTATAATATTCATCGCATCGACCTGTGAGTTCACGTAAGACTGATGTGGCATGTTACTGTGTGTCATTGCCAAAGCATCGTAGTTGGCTATATGTTGTATCTGCATCATCGGTGTCAAAGGCCAAAACATACCTCTGGATTCGGTAAGTGGGTTTAAAATAGGATTGTTAGCAAAATCAAAAAACTGTTCCAAGGGCGATCCTGCGGGTACTTGTAACCTCACACGCCAGTCTTTTTTATCCCTTCTTCCTGACCATTTGGCCCTTGCTTGAACCATACGGTTGTCCATGGAGATGCCTGAACCCATGAGTCTGCCCAGAGTTCTGTTGAATGCTCCTCCGACTACATTTTTGATTACACCGCCTATTGTTTTTTTGATCATATTAAAGGTTGCTTTCCATTGTAAAATTTCGTATACTTAAACTATATTTATAGGCACAATTTTAGGCGCACTTAATTACCTTACGACACGATTCTAACAGACCTGTTTGTGGTCACTTTTACCCAATAACACAGAAAATTATGAAAAGAGTAAAGTACTTAAACAACCGAGATTTACTGGCACAGATACACGCCAGCAAGAACACCTATTGTTCATACGTTATGCCCGAGGACGCAGGGTATGACATAATAGTGCCCAATCTGAAGAAGATCAACATCAGGACCATAGCAGAGGCCAAAAAGAATCAAGCCAAGAGATTGTCAAACAAGGCATGGGAACAGGCCAAGGCCGAGGGCAAGAAAAAAATTAAACTGGCTGACTACACCATGTCCCCAAGGAAGATTGACAAAACAGACCTAATATTCAGGGTGATGACGTTCGATCACATACCCATGGATTCCACTAGGAAGAAGAATCCAAAAACAACAGCGGACCATCATACCAAGGTCAACTTCCCACCATTCCAACACTACCGATTGGACAAAAAAGGAAAACTGATATGTGTTGGAAAATCACACTGGGTGGGAGGAATGAGCAATGGAAATTTCTCATCGGACCACGGCAAGATGACAAACCAACTGGCAATGATGTACATGAAACTCTGTGAAAGATATGGGACAAGATCCAACTGGAGAGGCTACACATATAATGACGAGATGCAGTCACAGGCCTTAATGCAATTATCACAGATCGGTCTGCAATTTGACGAATCGAAGTCTGACAACCCCTTTGCATACTACACCGCGGCCATAACAAACAGTTTCACAAGGATACTAAACATAGAAAAAAAGAATCAAGCAATCAGAGATGATCTTCTAGAACAGAACAATATGATGCCTAGTTTCACAAGACAAAATGAAAATGATGCCAGTTCACCAGTATATAAAAAAAGAATGGAAACAATACACGGCGAAGTGCGACAGGTCAATAAAACCGGTATTGCAAAATTGAACAAAGCATTGAAGAAAAAAGGTAAGATCGATAAAGAAGATTTTGAAAGTGTTAACTCTAAAAAAGTTGACATGACCAATCATAAACCAATAGTCAAGAAGAGGTGGTAATAAATGGCATTCTTTAAAAAGGTGGCCTGTTTCACGGACATACACTTCGGCATGAAGGGTAATTCTAGAATACACAACGACGACTGCGAGGCATTTATATACTGGTTCATAGAACAGGCCAAAGCAGAAGGTTGTGAAACTTGTATATTCCTAGGCGACTGGCACCACCACAGATCAAGCACAAATGTTTCCACAATGAACTACACAGTTTCCAACATAGAGAGACTGGGACAAGCGTTTGAGAAGGTGTACGTTATGATGGGCAACCACGATTTGTTTTACAGGGAAAAAAGAGAAATAAACTCAATGGAGTTTATCAGAAACATTCCAAACATACACATTGTCAACGAATGGATAGTCGAAGATGACGTTGCAATCATTCCATGGATAGTTGGTGACGAATGGAAGAAGATTGAGAAGTTAAATCAACAGTATGTGTTTGGGCATTTCGAACTGCCATACTTCAAGATGAACGCAATGGTAGAGATGCCGGACGTGGGCGGAATACAGACAGACCATTTTGCCAACTGCGGACAGGTGTTCTCAGGACACTTCCATAAAAGACAAGTGATGAAAAATGTGACCTACATGGGCAACGCCTTCCCACACAATTATTCAGATGCCTGGGACGACGACAGGGGCATGATGATAATAGAAATGGGTGGTAAACCCAAATACATCAACTGGCCAGATATGCCGAGATACATCACAATAAAGATAAGTGACCTATTGGCTGATCCTGAAAAATACTTAAAACCAAAAATGTATGTGAGAGTCACACTGGACATAAAAATCTCGTATGAAGAAGCAAACTTTGTCAGAGAAACATTTATAGACAAATACGAATTGAGGGAACTACAACTAATACCAGAGCAGGTGGACAAGGCACAGCAACCAACTGTTGAAGTACAAAAATTTGATTCTGTAGATCAAATTGTGATCAAACAACTGCAGGGTGTTGAGTCAGAAACATACGACAAAAACGTATTAACAGCAATTTATAACGATCTAGATGTTAACAATTAAAGAACTAATAGTTAAAAACTTCATGAGTGTGGGCAATCAGGCCCAGGCAATAAATTTTGCCAACAAAAATCTTGTGCTCGTGATTGGTGAGAACATGGACCTAGGTGGTGATGACGCGGGTGCTAGGAATGGTACCGGTAAGACCACAATCATTAATGCACTATCATATGTGTTCTTTGGCGAAGCATTGACAAACATAAGAAGAGACAATCTCGTAAACAAGACCAACGAGAAAGGCATGTTGGTAAGTGTCAAGTTTGTAAAGAACAATGTTGAATACACAATAGAACGTGGAAGAAAGCCTCAAATATTTAAATTTTATGCAAACAATATTGAACAAAATACGGAAAACAACGAGGCACAAGGTGAGAACAGAGAAACACAGGTAGAAATTAATAAACTAATGGGCATGACCCATTCCATGTTTAAAAACATAATTGCGTTGAACACATACACACAACCGTTTTTATCAACCAAAGCAAACGAACAAAGAGAAATTATTGAGCAGTTGCTTGGTATAACACTGCTCTCACAAAAAGCAGATCTACTAAAAGAAAAGCAAAAAGCAACCAAACAAATACTAACTGAAGAAAAACTAAAAATAGATGCCAGAGTTGCATCTAATGAAAAAATAACAGAATCTATTGAGAGTTTAAAAATAAGATCTAGTGCCTGGCAAACACAAAAAGAGGAAGACTCAAAAAGTTTTGCAGAAGCAATAGCAGAACTGGAAAAAGTAGATATCAAAGCGGAACTGGATGCACACAAACGTCTGCAGAAACATAACGAAAACTATATCAAATTATTGAGTTTACAAAAGGAAAAAGCGTATCACGAAGACTCGTACACAAAAGCAAAAAGCACTGTGGAAAAAACAGAAAGTGACCTAGAGTATGCGGCTCAACAAAAATGTCCGACTTGTGAGCAAGAATTACACGATGACAAGCACGAGCAATTGGTTGGCAAATTAAAAACAACATTGACTGAATCCAAAGAATACAGTTCAAAACTTGAAAGTGATCTTGCAAAGATACAACAGGGCATAGACGAAATTGGTGATTTGGGCAACACCCCGGATACCTACTACGACTCCATGGACGAGGCGTACAATCACAAGGGATCATTGAAGGATCTCAAACGACAACTTGAACAAAACGAGAAGAAACAGGATCCATATGCCGAACAGGTCGAAGAATTAACTAAAACAGCAATACAAAAAATTGATTTTGAGAAAGCAAACGAACTAGAAGACTTGCACAGGCACCAGGAGTTCTTGTACAAATTGCTGACAGCCAAAGACTCTTTCATAAGAACAAGGATCATAGAACAAAACTTGACATATCTGAATCAAAGGTTAGCATACTTCTTGGGCAAGGTAAAACTGCCACACACAGTGACTTTCCAATCAGATTTGAGTGTGCGTATTGAAGAGTTGGGCAGAGAACTAGACTTTGATAATTTAAGTAGAGGTGAAAGAAACAGATTAATATTGAGTTTGAGTTGGGCGTTCAGAGATGTTTGGGAAAGCCTTTATCAACAGATCAACTTGCTGTTTATAGACGAACTGGTAGATGCAGGTATGGACTTGTCTGGTGTTGAGAGTTCCATGGCAGTACTCAAAGACATGAGCAGGACACAGAGAAAGAACATATTCCTTATATCTCACAAGGATGAATTGGTCAGCAGAGTAAACTCTGTGCTGAAAGTGACCAAGGAAAATGGCTTCACAAACTATGCCAATGATGTTGATATTATAGTATGACGATATTAATTACAGGTGGTAATGGCAATCTAGCAAACAGTTTAAAAAAATATGTAGACGGAGATTACTATGGTAAGGATATGTTGGACCTTACTGATAGGAACTGCATAAGAAATTTACAAAATTACAATATACTAATACACACAGCAACAGGAAATAATAAAATTAATGATAATTTGTCTTTGCTTTTTTCTAAAGCAAAAAAAATATTTGCATTCACAAGCAAACAAGGTACTTTTTTAAATTGGAAAAAAACAGGTCCTATTGATTATGGGTTAGAAAAATTAACATTAAATTTTATTGTATACAGACAAAATATGGAAAATCATAATGCTCAAATATTTGAACCAGGACATATGGAAACCAAAGAACATTATGATCATATTGCTAAAAAGTTTAGTGAATTGTATTTGAATTGGAAATTCGAAAAAAATGCAATTTACGAACTACCCACTGACAGATATATTCCTTACTGATATCTCACGTACAGACTAGTCCTGCCATCTTCTTCAACTTCTTCAACACCATGATGACTATACACTCCGTTATATAAAGCATATCCATAATTTGCTTTGAAAGGAAAAGTATAAAGAAGTTCGCCTGTTGAGTCATAAAGCGATGTGCCTTCATTGTTGTTGCTCAAATAAACTTGCAAATGTAATTTAATTCTAGAGTCATCCACATGGGGTGGAAGTTTGTATCCTTTACCATCTATCCAAACATCAATAGAATCAAACTTGAGAGTTGTGTTAAATTTTTTTTCAAGTGCTTTAGTAATATTTGCATTCATGAAAAACACTGTGAGTTTTTTCATCACTCCGTTATCCATAGACAACTTTACTCTATTCAATTTTGTTTGGTTTTCTAATTTCTCAAAATTTTCTTTCTTACCAAAGTCTAATTCATAGGTATTACCAAAAAAGTTTGAGTACTCTTGGTAAATTATTCCCCTAACAACTTTCAAAGGTGCTTTTTCTATTGACAAAACCACATCTTGTGTGCTTAAATTAAACATATGTTAATTAATTATATCGTACGACAATAGAAGGAGAAAAAACATAT